ACGGCTTAATTTAATTATTAGTGATAAAACGCCGATCCTGTAAAGACTCTTCATAGGATTGGCGCTTAGCAAGCAATAACTCAGTTTCAAGCGCTCGCCTCATATTGCCATTGCTTAGGCTTTCCATTTGAGCTTTTATTCTGGCTATACGCGCTAGCTTCTCTTCGTTGAATTGTTCTTCGGTTTTACTCATTGACCCGTTCTCAGTACAATTAACATATGACACTATCACGAAACCCAACGCGCACAAGAACAATCGAGGCAAACTGGACTCGGCAGATAAATAAACGATGGGCGGCGTTCAAGCGCAATGCTGTTAGCACACTTAAGGAAATGAACAAGGAAGACGGGCAGATAATCAATAAAGGCGCTGTATTTAATCTTAGCGCTAGCCAGCAACGAACATATATGGCATTTCTTCAGCGCGAGATTGACCGGCTGTTATTAGGGACAAGACAAGCGCCAAACTGGCAGGCAATCTATCAAGCACAGGCATACCAAAAAGGGCTAGACAATACCCGTCAGAACCTTATCAGCCAAGGCGCAAGTCTGGTATTAACCGAGGCGGAGCGCCTGCAATCGCTTAATCTAACCCCATTCACCGCAACGTCATCGCTAGGTACAGGAATAACCAGTTCGGCACCTATACACCAAGACGCGCTAGAATTCCTATTCAATCGCTCATACGACAGCCTAAAGGGTTGGACTGATGACATGAGTAAGCAGACAAGACAAATATTGTTTGATGGCGTGGCACAGGGAAAGGGTATTGATGAAGTCGTCAGAGAAATGACGGCAAGAATCAATGTATCTAAAACACGCGCCCGCGTGATTGCTCGCACTGAAACAATACAGGCTTATCAGCGATCTAATACAAATGAAACGGCCCGAGCGTCTGAAGAAATTGGCGAAGAGATTTTATTGCGTTGGCTGACTGCCCGAGACAGCAGAGTTAGACATTTACACGCCACTTGGCATGGCACACTAACAACTCCAAAAGACAATCTAAAACGTATTAATGTAAGCCCTTGGAATTGCCGCTGCGCACAAACGCCAGTTATTCCAGAAGCCAACACAAAGAAAAAGCAGAAGAAATTCGACAAGGAAAGGAAGCAATTACTGACATTAGAGCGCCGATAATTTGACTTATTTGCATTAAGTAAATTAAATTACTACAATCCTTTTTAATTAAATCTAAAAGCGCCAGATTATGTTAAGAAAAATAGCCGTAAATAGTCAATCTACTGGCAAATTCTCGACAGAGGTTATAAATAATCGACCCCATATTGTGACTCAAATGATCAGTATTGAGGGCGATTCTGTAATGAACGGCCTCTTTTATCCGCTTTCTGATATCACAAATACCTTTTCTCAACTTGACGCGCTGCCTGTTCCCGCAGGCCATCCGGTCGTAAACGGCGTCAATATATCGGCGTTTCATCCAATGGCCATCAATGCCTATCACGTGGGCGGCATGGTTCGCAATCCGCGCATGGTTCGCAATCAGGTCATTAATGACCTTGTATTTGATATTGAAGTCGCTAATAGAGACGAGCGTGGCAAAGAGATTATACGCAGAATTGAAAATGGCGAATCGATTGGCGTTAGTACCGGCTTAAATGCCACTGTAACTAATCAAAAAGGCGAGAGTGGCGGAAGTCAATTTAATGGCGTTGTTTCTGATATAAAGTTTGATCATGTTGCGGCTCTTCTTAATGAAGCTCCTGCCGGTGAAAATACATTCACGCTAAACAGTGACGAAGATTTAATAATCTGCAATGTTGCCGACTCAGTAAATAAGCTACGCGACAAGGTTCGAGAGGCCGCACAGGATAGATTCGGGAGCAACGAAACGCATATATGGATTGAAGATATTTTACTAAATCCAGATCGGGCCATTGTTGAAACACATGAAAAACTTATATTAATTCCGTTTGGCTATGATGACGCTGGAAAGGTTGTGTTCACAGGCGAAGGCGTTGAAGTCGAGCGAGAAGTTAGTTTTAAAGCCGTTGGCAATTCAGCTGACGATAATAAAGAGGTGAACGATATGGACAAAGAAAAGCTTGTCCTTGCCATAATTGGCAACAGCGCAAATCATTATTCGATGGCGGATAAGGACAGCTTAATGTCACTATCTGAAGCCGAATTAGTAAACGGCTTGCATTCTAAAATTAACACGCCAGCGCCCAGCGTTGAGCAAGCACAGGCCGCAATTGAAGCCGCTGGCTTGACTGTAAACAGCAAGGAATTCGACAAGGACGCATTTGCATTGTTTAACAGCAATCGTGCAAGCTTTGACGAATATCTCGCGGGCAAAACAGCCGAGACCGACAAAAAAGTGGCGCACGTATTGGCCAACTCAAAAATGGACGAGGCTGAAGTTCGCGGCTTATCTGACACAGGTCTTGATAGTCTAGTCAATGCTTTGACACCTTCGGGCGATTTCAGTGCGCAGGGACAGTCTTTAAACAACAACGATCGGTCTGAATCAGAAACTTCAGTCGATTACAGTCACTAATTGGGGGACTTCTCATGGCTCAAAATCCACAAGTAATTCAGTTGCTAGCCGATTCGGCTGGCTGCTTTGTACATTCCGAGGCGCTAGCCGCTGCGGCTTCTGCAATCATTCCCGGGCATCTGATCGAAGAATTGGCCGCAGGCACTGTGCAAGAGCATTCAACCGCCGCTGCAAATGCCCAAAAGATATTCGCATTGACTGACCTGCCTACCGGCGGAACGATTGACGACGTTTATGCCGTCGCCGCCACTGTTCGCTATGGCGCTGCACATGCTGGCCAAGAGGTTTACGGCCTTGTAGCGGCGGCGGCACCAGCCATTGTTATTGGTGACGCTTTGGAGTCGGCTGGTGATGGCACGGTTCGTTTGGCCGTAGCCGATGCGGCAACAGACACAGCCCAGCGCGATGCGATTGTTGGTTATGCAATCGAAGCCGTTGATAATTCTGGCGGCGGCGCAGTCGCTCGCATTAAAATTCGCGTAGCGTAAGGGGAACATTATGCAACAACTAGATAGACTTTTTTCGGCAACTGGCTCATCACGCGCCGAACACGCGGGCAATATTGCTAATGCGGCTTACATGCGCAAGCAGTATGACGAGATTCACAAAGAAGTATTCCAGGCCAACAACTTAAATAAATACGTCATTGTCGACGCTGACAACAACATCATTAATGCTTCTAAGTCGCCAGAAGAGGCAGCGAAGGCCGCCAAGCTTTTGACGAATGCAAATGGCACCGTTCGCCATGAAGATTTTTTGGTTATTCAGGACAAGGTTGTTGAAGTGCGCAGACGCTCATTGAACGGTATCACCGATTTAATGAGCGCTGGTTTGTCGTTTGGTGTGTCGATTGAAGAGCAGTTAGTAGGCTTTGAGAACGTCAACGAATTTCAAGAAGCTGAGCAGCAAATGAACCCAAACAGCTATCAGAATAATGATACTGTGTTTACGGAAGTTTACGTTCCTAACCCCATCACACACCAGTCGTTTAGCGTACCATGGCGTCAGGGTAGCTTTGACTATAAGCGCAGCCTTGGCTTAACTGAGTCTGCGCGTCAAGTTGCCGAAAAGCTAGAAAGCACACTTTTTAACGGAAATGCTGCTATCTCTGTTAGTTATGCCGGGCAAGCAAATCCGATCTATGGTTATACCACGCATCCGTTTCGCGGTACTGGCACTATTTCTGACTGGACTGTTGTTGCAAACATTGCTTTGATCGTACCCGAAGCCATTGAGCAAATTGGCCTAATGTGGTCAACTCAAGGCGGCGTTGCTAATGGTTCGGTTGTTACGTATGTAGCGAACGACATTTGGATGAATCTGCAAAACGACTACAAAGCAAATATTGCAGGGTCAGTCATGGAGCGCTTGATGAAGATTCCAGCAATTAAAGAAGTTAAGCCTGCTGAGAAATTGGCGTCAGGCGAAGTTGTATTGGTTGAAATGGCTGAACGTACTATCCAACTTGCTACGGCAAGCGATATTATCACCGTTCCCCACATTAAGGCTAACCCCATGGCACCGCAGGTTTTGACTACCTATGCGGCGATGGTGCAACAAATCAAGTCAGATTCGAACGATAAAACCGGCGTTCGTCACTTAACTGTTTAATTGTAAATGAATAATGGCGGGGCTTCGGCCCCGTTGTTATAGAGGATTTAAATCATGGCAGAAAAACCCGAAACAAAAAAAGATTATGTGGTTACCAGCCCAAACACGCTAAAGCATGAAGTCGGCGATACTGTTAGCTTGACTGACACGCAGGCGCGTCGATTGGTTAACAAAATCCGCTTAAAGGATGACGTTGCTGCAGAGGCGTCAAAATCTGGTCGAAAGTCGAAACTGGAAGCAGAGAACAAGGAATTGTTGCAGCGTGTTTCTGAAGTCGAAGCGCAAAACAAAGCCCTTCATTCTGAGAATGCAGCCTTAAAAATTAGTCAGGCGGCCGCTCGTTAATGGCCACGGCTACCGGCGCACAGGTTCGGGCTATTACTGGGTCAATTCTTAACGATACAGCCTTGGAGCCGTTTCTTTCGGCTTCCGGCTGTGTTTTAGGTGGACTTGCTTCTTGTCTTGCCGCTAAGGGCGTAAGCTCTGACTGTCAGGATCAGGCAGCCAATTTTTTAGCCGCGCATTTAATGTCAGTTTCTGGCGTTGGCGAGAACTCACGGATTAAGAAAAGCGAGAGCTTCGAGAATTACAGCGTTGAATGGGCGCAATCTCAACTACAGGGTCAAGGCGTTAAATCAACCAACTACGGACAAACCGCCAATATGTTGACTATGGGCTGCTTATCCGAGGCCGACAAATCACCGGCTCTAATATGCTCATTTGGGTAATATCATGCCAGAGCTTAAACAATTTAAAATAGGTTTATTTATCGGCATTATCATCGGGCTAGTAATTCCGATGGGATATATAATGGCGTCCCATGTTTGACCTGCCGGAAAAAATAACTATCTGGCATCCATTCGCAAATGATGGTTTTGGCGTCACTACTTGGAGCGGTCCCTTTGTTGTCGATTCACGCAACGCGCTAAAGCAAGAGAAATTCACCGACAGCAACGGCGATCAGCAAATATCGAAGGCCGTAATCTACGCCGCAGACGACAATATAATTGCTACAGGGGCAAGGCTAGTATTTGGCGAATCCGCAGCCATCGAGCCACCTGCGGAGGCCGACGACGTTCGAGCCTACGCATCAACACCCAGCGGAACTAATTTAAAAAAGGCTTGGTTATGACTACCGGCTTAAAAAATGTATTGTCTAATCTTAATAAGGAAATCAGGAAGATTGAGGGCGATGTACATAAGGGCATGATCAAGGTTGCTAGTCATATAAAAGCCGAGTCTGTAGAAAGAACGCCCATTGATGAAGGCGGGCTAAGAGGGTCGGCATTTGGTCAGACAGAAAGGCTTGAAACAGGGTCTGTCGCCAGAGTTGGGTATGCTAAAAAGTATGCTCCATGGGTTCACGAAATGCCTATGACATTAAAAGGCCAGCCCCGAGCGCACTTCGGGATAACGGGTAATCAATCTGCGTTTGGCCCTCAACAGAGAGTTGCGTTTGGAGGCGGTTCTGGCAAAGGTGTTTATTGGCAGGACGGAGAAAACAAATTCCTACAGAAAGCCGTCAGTGAAAATCATGGGTTTATACTGAAATTAATCAGAGATTCTGCGGTAATTAAAAAATGAACCCTGTTTATTACGATGTCGCATTTTATTTAGACGCTAACGGGTTTGGCACACTGGG